TGATGAGTCCTAATGTTTTATTAGGCATTACGTTTTGATGAGTCCTAATGTTTTATTAGGCATTACGTTTTGATGAGTCCTAATGTTTTATTAGGCATTACGTTTTGATGAGTCCTAATGTTTTATTCATTATGTGTTGATCGCTCGACTTTTGTATGTCAAAAACGTGGCTACGCACAACCATCCTATATAAGGCAACATGCAATATGCAGCGGTTTTATCTACCGAATAAAATTTTACAGTAATGTATGCTGCGAACACGGCAATTGCAATCAATGATAATAGAGCCGCACCTTTGTTCGGGAAATAGACGAAAATGGGCCACCATAGAATTAACGCGCCTAAATGAATATAAAAAAGTTTCAAATATTCTTCGCGGTTCACGTTTTTACTTTTGTAAATCAAAAATGACGAATATCCCATGAGTGCGTACAACACTGGCCATACTATCATGAATACCCATCCAGGTGGGTTATATTTGGATGTGGGAATTTTTTTACGCGAAACGAGGAACCCGCTTCCGAGACCCAATACGATCGGCATGGCAAGAACCACCCAGTCTTTTTTTGTGAGTTTTTCCGCTTCCAATCGGTAATCGAATCGACTATTTGTATACATGTATGATTTTTATAATAGATGTATATTTTTGTTTTTTGTTTTTTATCCAACAGGGAATTATTGATAGAAATCAATCGATCGATCAAATATCGTCAATATCAATTTCCGCCGTTTCTTGAATATCAAACGCCTCTACTTTCATTTCTTTCGGTGAGGTCCCAGTGATTCCAGTTTCATCGGGATGATCCGCCGTCGTCGTATTGGTAGAAAATCCGAACGCAAATCCCGATTCTTGTTCCGATTCTGCCGATGTATTGTCCGTGTTGGTAATGTATGGATACAATCTTTCGAATTGCACTTTGGGAATGTTTTTCAGTTGCTCGACTTCATTCGCCGAGTATACTTCCAATATATCGCAGTTTTTGGGCGTTGATTCCCATTCGCGCAACCCGACCAAAACGATCGTGTTGGTTCCGATAATATTTCCGCGCTTGTTTCTGCCGCTGAACTTGCTGCGAATATGGCCAATGAGTTTCTTGCCATCGATCGTTGAAATGGCACATGTATTCCCGTATAATTTTGTCACACAGGCATATATTTCGCCTTCTTCTTCTGCCAATCGTAGTCTTTGATTGCTTCTAGCCGAATTTTCGTTCTTTCTTGCGAAACCTTTGGCGCGACTGCCACCGAACTGATTCTTTACCATTTTTGATTTAGTTTACGTTGTAGGTTAAGAGAGGGTATGATTTTAGTTTTTATGAAAGGTTCTCATCAATTTTTTGTTTATTTTTTATTTCTTATACTTTTTTGTTTTTTTGATTTTTCTTCTTTTTAATTTTCTTCCTCCTTTTTTTTGTATTTCTAATTTTATGTGCTAGATACAAAATTTTTCTTTTACGTTTTTTCGAAATGGATGGATCGGTTGGTCTCCTTGTATTGATTCCAAATGGTCTCATAAGATGTAATTCTGCAGCTGTCTTTAGATTTGGATTTATTATATGCAGCTCTTCATCGAGTTGTTCCATTGGAACAGTATATGTAAATGGTCGGTCTCTATCAAACTCTAATTCATCGGGGCCAGGTTTTAATGATTTTACATGTTGTTCCAATTCGCGCTGATCTGTAAACTCAGAATCTCTTAGAAACTCAAGATATTTTCTATATTTTCTTTTTTGTTCTGGTTCTAGATCTGAAATATATAATAATATAATAATATAATAATATAATAATATATGTCAGAAAAATTGCAAGAAACGAATCATACAGAATCCAACTCAAAATATGGAAATACATATACATTAAAAAAAATGATGAAACATGTAAAAAAATCATTGTCTTTGAAAAAGGGTGGAAATGGTGATCTACCAAAAGAAGAAACAAAACCTACTGAAAAACCAAATTCCATCTTCTCCTACATGAAACATTTCATGGATTCCATATTTGATCGCGAGAACTATCTCAAAAAACAAAAAGAAGAGCAATTGAACGGCATGAGAGAACCTTATGATACGACCATGGCCAATTTAGCCGACATCAAACCTGTTGATATTGGTCCCGCTGTTGCATATGAAGAATACGTAAAATCCGTGCAAAATAAAGAAAACCAAGACGAAACTCTAAAAGAAATCCAAGAACAACCTGAATATCTCGCAGAATCGAAACGACTACTTGAAGAAGGGAATAATATTCAATCACAAGCAATTCAAGATATAGAGAACATCAAACAGGGTATTTTAGAAAAATTGAAATCGGCCACGGAAAGACTGCAGGTTCCCGAACCCTCACAACAACAACCACTGCAACAACACCAACAAGAACAACAACCAACAGATGTTCCCGTACAACTGCTTGAACAGCATCCTATCATTGAAGTTGCACGACCTTTAGAAACATATGTACAACCCAATGAATCCCCCTCTTTGAAAAAATCCAATTTTTTAAAATGAATAAAGTAATAAAGAAAATTGAAACTTGGCAACTCATTTTATACAACCTATTAAAATGAGTTTTAGTAGAGAACAACAGCGGGCTTTCGATCTTTTCCAACAGGGAAATAATGTCTTTCTCACTGGCCCCGGTGGAACCGGGAAAACGCATCTGATTCACCACATGATCCAATTCTGTGATTCGGTGAATGCCTCTTATCAAATTTGCGCAATGACAGGATGTGCCGCCGTTTTACTGGGCGGCGGGACGAGAACCCTCCATTCATGGTCCGGCATCGGTCTAGGAACCGGGCCGCTTGCAAAAATCCAACAGAAGGTCCTTTATAATAAAAAGGCGGTCAAACGCTGGAAAAAAACAAACATCCTCATCGTCGACGAAGTCAGCATGATGTCCAAAAAAATATTTGAGACCATCGAACACATTGCGCGGCAAACGCGTAAAAAACCCGGATTGTTCGGTGGCATGCAAATCGTATTTTGCGGCGATTTCTTCCAATTACCCCCTGTTGGAAATGGCGACGAACCCGATTCCGATCTCTTCTGTTTCCAGTCGGAGCGCTGGTTCGACGTTTTCCCACAGAGAAATCATGTGCAATTGACCCATATCTTTCGTCAGGATGACGACGAATATAAACGGATTCTGCATCAGATTCGATGGGGCGAACTCGACAAGGAATCTGCGGAGATTCTTGCGAAACAAATCGGCAAAGAAATCGATCCCGAAAATGTGCCGACCAAATTGTACGCAGTGCGCGCGAAAACCGATTTCGTGAATATGAATATGTATTCGAAATTGGCGGCGGAAGAATACGTCTATGAAATGATGACAGATACGAACATGCAGACGTATGCCGATGGTACGAAATTGATTGATCCCGCAATACTTGATCAGCGCCAGCGGATGAATATGGACGAAGTTGCGGCGGAAGTCGACGTGCTCATGAGTGCGACCAATCGACAGAAAATGTTGCGGTTGAAAAAAGGCGCGCGCGTGATGTGTTTGCATAATTACGACCTCGATCGCGGATTATGCAATGGTGCGCAAGGAACCGTCGTGGATTTTGTGCCCAACGCTGGATCCCCTGAATTCCTACCTGTTGTCAGGTTCTCGAATGGAATCCGTATGAAAATCGGATTGATATGGCAACAATCCGAAGAAATGCCGTGTATTGGAATTGGACAATTGCCGTTGTGTCTGGCCTGGGCATTGACCATACACAAGATTCAAGGCGCGACACTTTCTATCGCGGAAATGGATCTAGGGAATTCCGTGTTTGAATTCGGTCAAACATATGTAGCACTTTCGCGTGTGAAAAATTTGAAAGGACTCTACATTAGCGCATTGAATACGTCGAAAATAAAGGCGAATCCAATTGTCAAAGAATTTTACAAGAATTTGTCGGAACACGAACAATTGGTGGAAGAGGTAAAATCAGAAGTACATGGTCAAACAATCCCTGTAGGAGAAGATGAAGAAAATGCAGAAGGACAATCAAAAGAAAAAGAAGAAAAAGAAGAAAAAGAATCCTCTTCCAAAAATATATTTCAAAAATTCGCAAATACTGAAAATGAAAACATACGAATCATAAAATTATAGTTTAGTTTTATATTATAACATATAACATTATAACATAACATAACATGTCAAGTGGTAATGTGAATGATATTTGTAATACTCCTACCTATCTGAATGCCATAGAACAGCGTAAACAATTGCAATTATTAAATGTGCCGCCGCCCAGATACGACAATTTAGCCAAGAACCCATATCAGAAACTGAATCCATCAACCGGTCTTTTTTTCACACAGTACGAGATTTCTATGCGCAGAAAAGCCGAAATTCTCACTTATAATAGCCTGCTTTCTAGCACACAAACCAACAATCTTACTAGATCCCAAAAATGGGCCAAACTTGTTCAGAACCGCCAAATTTCGCAATCTTATCTTCAAAAATACCAACAATCAAACGGGCAAATACAATTACCGACGTGTCCTCCTACACCGTCCACTTCATGTGGGGTCCCGGGTCCCCTCATATATATATCGAAAGATCCGAATGTACCTCTCTACAATTATTTGAACGATGTTCTCACCGCGCCTTACAGTATTCAGGTGCCTGAAGTAAATACCAATGTGTTTGAATATTACTCAACTACCGATAGTTACTGTCCAACATCACCAATGACGAATTATCAATATGCGCCTTGCTCGACAGTGCGTTTGATTACCCCCATCAACCCAAATTATACATTTTCAATGAATATTCCACTCAGTGTCTATGTCGAAGCAGATGTCAGCTACAATGGGATTCAAGTTCAATATACGGATCCGAGTGCCGTAACTCTATGGCTAAGTAGTGCAAGTATACAAGTCATGTATAGTACGAGCGCGACCCAGATTACATCGACGCCCGTATATTCATTGAGCGGCGATTATATGCCGAATCGTCCGATGGTTATTTCTGTGAATAACATGACAATTTATCCGAGAACAAATATACAATCCCAGAATCCAGAGAAAAATCGGTTTTTCGTTTATGCGTATTTTGGCGTTCTCAATATATCCAATGTAGTACTTCCTTGTCAACCGGATTATATTTATGACATAAAATTAGCACTCAATTTCAATTCACAAATATCTGCGAATTATACGACCTATTTCGGATCATCCAACCCCACAATTGCGGCATATATCAATCCATCTTTTGCAACAACCCAACTTCCGGCGCAAAATTGCGCAATATCTCCAACTCCTACACCGGTCATTGAATCTAATTTGCCGACCTTTACTTTATACGGCGTGTAGTTTGTTTACGTTTTATTGATATAACTAATGCCATCTAAATATATTTTTTGAGTATTTCCAATATGTATATGATGCGGCTATTTCTCCATTCTACGTCGTACCCACCCCAACTGGATACGTCGAATGCACATTCGTCCATTCGATTGACAACAAATTGGATGAAATAACGGAAGGAATCGCAAAACTCGTCGAGTTTTGGTTGGATATTCGCCATATGCGTCTTGTGTGGATGGTAGAAAAATTTGTCCAACATGAATTTTGGATGTTTGTATTCGACGTTTATCTTTTCGTTTGAGGTTGCAGTGATCCTTGTATAATGTTTGTACACGTGCTCTAATATACATAACGTCTTTTTGTATTTTTGAATTGCGGATTTATCTTTGTTCATTATAAAATCGTCTTGCATTGTTCTTTGTGTTGTCATTGTATCTTCTATGACTTTCTTACAATAACTGCGAATCCATTCAATGTCTTCTACGTTTATATAGTTCATGGAGATTCTCCGAATATCTTGGAATTCATCGTTTTTGGCTTTTTCTGCCTCGTATTTTGCAATGTTCTCGAGAACCGTTTCATGTTCTTTTAAGAGTTCGCTATTTTCCCAGTTTTTACAAAAATATTTATCGACTAAGTATTGGTAAGATTCTTGGTGATCGGTGTATTCTTTCTCTGCATTTTCAAGTTCGTTCAGTAGATATTTTTCGGTTTCTTTTGATAAAATTATGTCGGTATAAGACCCTCCGCGTACATAATTATAACCATGTTCATACATGTATCTTTTTACAGTTGCATCGAGTTGAAATATATCAGTTTCAAGTATTTTTTCCAGGAGTTTCTTTGGTTTGTGTTCTTTTACAAAATCGTAGTAAATTTCAAACTCGATCATGATTTGCAATGGAAATTTATTAGTGGCGCGATGAATAAAAAAATAATTGTCTTCTAATTCCAACACGTAAATATAGATCGAGGTGCCTTGACAATTCATTTTGTTATTTTATTTTTATTTTTTATTTTTTAAATACAATTATTAAAAAATAAATTTTTTCTATTATTCTATTTTTCTATTATTCTATTTTTCTATTTTTCTGTTTTTCTATTTTTCTATTTTTCTATTTTTCTATTTTTCTATTTTTCTATTTTTCTATTTTTCTATTTTTCTATTTTTCTATTTTTCTGTTTTTCTATTTTTCTGTTTTTCTGAAGGAAGAGCGAGAGAAAGGGTTAATA